CCTTTCGGGGCCTCTCGGTTAAAAACCGCCTAGCTCTCGCTAGTGTCTTTCCTGCTTGTGTTTTACCACAGAGAGTGATTACTATGACGACTGGTTTTATGCAATCGAAGCCTCCGTTCTTGCAACCTGGTATTTCCCACTTTAAACAGTGGTCAGGTGCAGATAGGACCCAACGTCCCAGATTCAATTGGGACTTAGGGGAGATACGCGACAGTTGGGGTGTCCCTATCCCTAAGGATAAGGCCCATAGCTACGAGTATCGCCAGGCCGTGATTGCCGCTAAAGGCCGTCGCATCCGTAATCTCAATGAGCAATATCTTATCCCAACGCTGTCGGGAAAGTATTACTCGCCAAATCCATACAGCATGAAAGCCCAGTGGTACGTGGATGGGATGATTGATCGTGATGACGGGGGGTCTAGTAGACCTTACTCGTTTCTCTACGGTCAGCCATTTACCATCGCTACGAACTGGACCTCCAATGACGACCTTAAGCTTATCGATAAACTTCGCGAGAAGCTGATGGGTGTCAATTGGAATGCTGGCGTCGCATTTGCGGAGGCTGATGAGGCCTGCCACATGATCGGCGATATGGCTCGGAAGTTCGCTCTCTCGTTCTCCGCGGCTCGCCGCGGGGACTTCAAAAGAGTGAGTGAAATCCTTCTCGGAGGAAATTCTCCAAAAAAGTATCCTCCCGGCTTTCGAGACTACCTCTCTGGTACTGCCTCCAAGGTCCTCGAATTCCAGTTCGGTGTGCGGCCCCTTTTGGACGACGTCCATTCGGGAGCTGCCTATCTAGGCTGGGTCTTAAATTCGGTTCCTCTCGGCAGGGTAGTTGCTACTCGTCGTGTATCTGACCACTTGAGTACTGCTGTTGTGGGAAATTCTCCCAGCAGTGGCTCTTACTGTCAGACGTCGGCTCGCCTCATAGCTTACCTTAAAGCAGTCGATGACCTCAGTTTGTCCGGGGTCTATGACTTGCCTTCGGCGATTTATGAACGCACGCCGTGGTCGTTTCTTGTGGATTATGTGATTCCTATTGGCCAATATTTAGATGCTCTCAACACCGCTCGATCTATTGAGGGTGTGTTTGTGACTTCTAAACGGACTAGGGTATCTGCATCCTTCACTTCAGATTCGGCCTTCGACGGTAGCACGATGTTCTCAGGCTTCTCGGCCATTGAACAGACAGAGTGTTGGCTGACCCGGTCGGTTTCGACACAGTTGAACGTGCCGTTGCCATCGGTTAAACCTTTGAAGCAAATAGCATCTGCTTCTCATGCCGTAAACAGCATCGCTCTGGCTACACAAGCTCTTACAAACCGGTGGCGCTAGCCACTAGTTTTTCTTACTTAACTTCTTAGGAGCACCTATGTCCCAAATTGCAGACATCACCGTTTATGACGGTGCTGCGACTCCCGTAGCGCATACTCTCAAAGCTATCTCTGTGAGCCGTACCGGCAACAAGATCTCCGCCCTATGGCGGGAATCCAACGCTGCCCTCCCGGCTTACGCCCAGATCGTTTTGTCTCTTGATCTGGAACAGCTTAAGAGTGGTGTGTGGAAGTCCAAGTCGCGTGTTGAAGTCCCGGTCATGGAGTCTGTCTCAGGGCAGAACTCAGCCGGCTATACTGCTGCACCGAAGGTAGCTTACGTTGATGCAATGGAATTCACTTCTTATTCGCATCCGCGTAGTACTATCACTGGGCGTCGCCTCGCGCGACAGCTTCTTATTAATGTTGCCGGAAACATCTCCGCATCAGTCACTCCATCTACTGCGGGCTTTATGCCTGAGTTGATTGATCAACTGATTTCTGCAACCTGAGCGTTAAACTGCTCGATTTAATAGGAATTCGCCATGTCTTTTCTAAAGACGAAGCAGTTGGTCTCGTTAGACCATCCATCTGCGAGGTTCGACACCCATGACAGCAATGCTATCCTCAAAAAAGCAGCCCGCACGCTATGCAATCGCATTGAGAACGAGGCAATCCGGGAGTATATCTCTGATTGCCTTACTCGTGACGATTATCGTAGTTTGTGCAACTCTAATCCCCCTTATAGAGAGCTCACGCCCTCTGATGCATACCTCTACCGACAGTGCCAGGCCTTCTTCTCAAAACGAAGAGACCTAGACTTAGGCGAGGATCGGCAGTCGAACGCCGATAGGAAGTTTAGAGAAGCCGAGTGTCTGTGCAAACAGACGAACACCATCTTCCGTTTGAGACGCAGTGGGTCTTTCGTTTTCCCACCGCGCGTGGAGTCGGTACTGTTTACCGCTTCGCGTAAAATCTCTCAAATATTGGGTGATGTTCCTGATCTAAGCATGCTTAAATTCAGATTCGGTCCCGGGGCGACAACAAAGCGAAACAAAAAAGATGCACATCCGCGTTATAAACTCGGTGATGCGTTGTCGTGTAGCGAAAACTTCATTCCCATCGCAGGGGAATTCCTCGCGGAGTTCCCAAGGTGGGTCGGCCTTTCGGAGGCCAATGAAGCACTTATACTGCCTATTGAAGTTGATTCAGGCCGTGTGAGCTTCGTTCCAAAGAACTGGAAGACGGACCGCGCGATTGTCGTTGAGCCCATGCTGAATACGATGTTTCAGGCAGGGGTTGGCGATTTTCTAGCGGCTCGACTTTCGAAGTTCGGTCTTTCGATCCGTGATCAAACCAGGAACCAAAACCTGGCACGATTAGGGTCGATTAACGGCGCTTTAGCAACGCTGGACCTAAGTAGTGCGTCCGATACGATCTCCAAGGAGCTCGTAGCAGATTTGTTACCGCTTGATTGGTTCACGTTCCTGTCCTTTGGCAGGTCCGGTAGAGTCAAATTGGGTGATGAAGAAATTCTCCTAGAGAAGTTCTCGTCTATGGGTAACGGATTTACCTTTCCTCTTGAGACCTTGATCTTTTATTCTCTTGCCTTCGCTTGCTGCGAGGGTAGAGAACGATCTGAGGTTTCCTGCTATGGTGACGATATAATCATTCCGTCACATCGCTTTGACCTATTATGTGAAGTCCTCCGCTGTACGGGTTTTATACCGAACGAAGAGAAAAGCTTCAAAGATGGGCCATTCCGCGAAAGTTGTGGGAAGGACTACTTACTGGGAACAGATATACGCCCTTGTTATGTGAAAGACAAGCTGAGCCGAGAAGCTCTGTTTGTCCTACATAACTTCTTCCACCGTAGATTCGACTATGAAGTATGTCGAATACTGCGTCACTGTATCCATCCCTCGATCAGGATTTTTGGTCCAGATGGGTATGGCGATGGTCACCTGTTGAGTGACTACCGCGGTGAGCCTCACAAGAGGAATCTTGGGTGGTGTGGTTATACCTTTGAGACATATGTATCGCGAAAGAGGCAAAGTTTCATGCCTTCTCGGAGTGACTATGTACTCCCCTCATATACCATCTACGCTGCTCATCAATTCAGAGATGAAACGATGTTAAGGCCTTGGTGGTTCCTACGACTCGCGAGTGACAACTCGCTTGTTTATAGGAGAGGGGCTCTTGGCGTAACTTTGCCAGGAACAAAAGGGTTTAAGCGTATTACTGTGTACACGTTGGATTCGTAGGTCTTAAAACAACCTACTACCAATTGGAGGCTGAAAAGCATAACATTGTGAAGTTGCCAGCTAGGCTTCTTCACCTC